TGGAATTCCGAGTTCGACTCTCGGCCCTGCTATTTTTTTAGAAAAAAGTTTTGACTGATACCGCATCGGCGGTAATGTCAACATCGTCAGAGCAGACACCTCCTTTGTGAGCCTGCTCCCTAATACCCGCCGCCGCTGACCCCACACGGGACACTTGGAAGCGAAGGGAGCAGAACAAACCATCAGTTTCGACTGATACCAACTCACCCAAACCAAAGGAGCCAAAATGCCAAATCTTAACGGAGTTCTGACGAACATCCCCGATCACTTCACCACCCAGTTCGACTCGAACTGGAAACACCTCGTTCAGCAGAAGAATTCTAAGCTGAAGGAATATGTCACCCTCGATTCCATCGAAGGGAAGGAGAAATCCTACAACCAACTTGACGCAACCTCCATGACTGAGATCACGGATCGCTCACGCGAAACCCGGATCACCGATCAAGCGATGGCCAAACGTTGGATTCGCCCGCTGAAATACGACTGCGCCAAACTCGTTGACGAGTTCGACGAGCAGTTCCTCGGCGAAGTCGTGTTGCCCACCAGCCCGATCATCCAATCCCACGCCGCAGCCTACGCCCGCACCTGCGACAAGATCATCATCGACGCCCTCGGTGGTCCAGCTTCCACTGGCCCGACAGGCATTGTTCAAACCCAATTGTCCGCAGGCCAGAAGATCGGACCAAACCATGTGGAGTCCGGAACTCCCGGAGCCAACCTCGGCCTCACCATCGCCAAACTCCGCGCAGCGAAGTTCCTCTTCGACTCCAACGAGGTGGACGAGGAGGAGGAGCGCATCATGGTTGTTTCCGCCAAGCAACTCCAAGACCTGCTCCGCACGGTCGAGGCGACCTCGGCAGACTACAACACGGTTCGCGCCCTGGTGGACGGCAATTTGAACACCTTTATGGGTTTCAAATTCCGCCGCAGCCAACAGCTGCCCTTCCAAGCGCCCACCACAGATATTCGTCTGTGCTACGCCTATGTGAAAAGCGGCATCGTCCTCGCCGAGCGTGGACTCAAGACCATGATGGATGTCCGCACCGACCTCTCACACTCCCTGCAAATCCGCTCCGTGGCCAGCCTTGCTGCCGTGCGCATGGAAGAGAAGAAAGTCGTCGAGATCGCCTGCGACGAAGTCCTCTAAGTTCCCGCACCCCGCTGGCAGACCGGGCAATGTCTGCCAACCATTTTTTGTGATCTGACTACGCTTCAATGACAGACCTCGACATCTGCAACCTCGCCCTCGCCCGCCTCGGAGATTCGCGCATCACTGCGCTCTCTGCCGCGAACGCGCAAGCGCAGTATTGCACCTTGTTCTACGCGCAGACGGTCGAGGAACTCCAAGCCGAGTTCGATTGGCAGTTCTGCCGCAAGCAGCAGAACCTCGCCACCGGCACGGTCCCACTCACCGGCTACTCGGTGAAGTATGCTCTGCCCACCGATTTCATCCGGGCGATCCGGCTCGATGACATCGATGCGAGCGAGAATTTTGGCACTTGGGAAATCCTCGGAACCAACCTGCACACAAACCTGACAGGCACTCCCTCGCTCGACTACATCGCGCTTGTCACGACCACCACCCTGTTCCCGGCCATCTTCATCGAGGCACTCTCCATGAAGCTCGCCGCAGTCCTCGCCATGCCTCTTACCGGCAGCAAAGATTTGTTCACCCAGTGCGTCCAACTCTACACGGCCACCATCCAGAAGCCTGCATTTTTTCAAGCCACCGAAGCCTACGCCCCGGCCCGCACATCCGCCACTCCCGTGAGTGTCTCGGAGATTTGCCGCAGGGCCATCCTGCGAATCGGCAGTGCCGATCTGTTCAAGCCGCATGGCGAACCAATGGTCATCGCCCAGTCCCTCTACGAGTCGGTTCGCGACAGCCTGCTTGCCGACTTCCAATGGTCGTTCGCCCGCGCCCAACTCTCCATCGTGAAAGACGCAGCCGCTCCGACGACCGGCTACTCGTTCCGCTACCCCATCCCCGCAGCCTGCAAGCAGATCATCCGGGTCAATAACATCGACGACTCGGAAAACAACGCGCAGTGGGAGGTTGTCGGCAGCTTCCTTCACACCAATTTCGCGACCCCCATCATTCTCGATCACACCGCCACGGTGACCGATGTGACCAAGTTCCCGCCCATCTTCATCGAAATCCTCACCGCCACTCTCGCCCTCAAACTCGCCTCCATCGTGGAATTCCCAACAAACCAACAATCCAAATGAAATCCGAAGAACTCTTCAAAGAACTCCAATTCCTCATGTCCAAGCCTGCCCTCCTTGAGGCAGTCGAGGCAGTCGCCAACTACTCCGGAACACTTACCGCCACCGCAAGCGAGATCATCCGCCAAGCGGTCATGCGAGTCGGCAGCGCCGATGCCTTCAAGCAAAACGGGCAACCCTTTGTCTTCGCGGCCAAATTCTACTCGCAAACCATCAACGAAATCCTCTCGGAATACGATTGGCGCTTTGCACGCAAGCAGGTTTCCCTCACCAGCGGCACGCTCCCGCTTACTGGATATTCTATAAAATATGTCCTGCCCACTGATTTTGTTAACGCAAAACGCCTCGGTAACATTGATGCCACGGAAAACTTTGGGCAGTGGGAAATAATTGGCCAGGACATTCATACAAATTTGGCCTCTCCAGTGACTTTGGATTACATCGGCGCACCAACTCTCGACACCTCCTATCCCGCGATCTTTATCGAACTCGTTGTCGCTCGCCTCGCCTACAAGCTCGCGATGGCTCTGGGAGCCGGTGACCAAGCGATGGCCGCAGCCAAAGAATTTGACTTCATCATCCAGCGCCCCGCTCTCCAGCGCGAGATCGCCTCAGTCGCTGATGCCAGCGCATCCAGCACAGTGACGACCCGCACGCAGATTTGCAAACAAGCCATCATGCGCCTCGGCTCCTTGGAATCCCTCAAGAGCCAGCCGATGGTCTTCGCCAATTCCTTCTACGACCACACGCTGGAGGAACTGCTTTCCGATGTGCCTTGGGCGTTTGCCAAAAAACAAGTCACGCTTGTTATCAACGCGACCAACCCGACTTCGGGCCACACAAAACGCTACACGCTGCCCACAGATTTCATCCAAATCATCCGGGTCAACAACATCGACACCACCGAGAACTTCGGCCAATGGGAGATTGTCGGCGGATTCCTGCACACGGACATCGGAGCGCCCATCATCGTGGACTACACCTCACTCGTCACCGATGTGGCATTGTTCCCTGCTCCATTCATCGAGGCGCTCATCTGCCGCCTCGCAGCCAAGATCGCCCTCCCGCTCACTACCGATGGGAACATTGTCAACGCCATGATCCAAGTGGCCGCCGAGACGATGCAGCGCCCATCGATCAAGAACCAGATCGAGAAATCCGCGAAACCCCGCACGACCTCCTCGGCCAACACGGTCTCGGAAATCTGCCGCCAAGCCATCCTCCGGGTGGGAAGCGCCGATGTGTTCAAACCCTACGGAGAACCAATGTCCATCGCGACCAGTCTCTTCGACCAGACACGCAACGAACTCCTCGCCGACTTCGACTGGCAGTTCGCCCGAGTCCAGACAACCGTCGCCGCCGATGCCGTGCCTCCGTCCTTTGGCTACGCCAAACGCTACCTGCTGCCGATCACAACCATCAAGGTGCTTCGGGTCAATGGCGTGGACGAAGACGAGAACTTCGGCAAATGGGAAATCGTCGGCGGTTACCTCCACACAGATGTCACGCCCACGGTCCAGATTGAGACGACCGCCATCGTCACCGACGCCAGCAAGTTCCCAGCGGTCTTCGTGAACATGCTCACGGTCACCCTCGCCATGAAACTGTCCCAACTCATGGAATCCCAACCCGCGCAGGTCGTTCGCCAATAACGCATGAAGTCCGAGGAGTTATTCAAGGAACTCCAGTTCCTCGCAGGCAAGCCCGCATTGAAAAATGCGGTCGAGGCCCGCGCCTCCTCGCGCCCATCGTCCACCCTTACCGAAGACGAACTCTGCCGCCAAGCGATCCTGCGCGTTGGCACAGCCGAGCAGTTCGGACCCTCCTCGCAGGCGATGCTCCTCGCCAAGTCGCTCTACCCTCAGGTGCGCGACTCCCTTCTTCTCACCGGATCGTGGACATGGGCGATGAAGTCCACCACGGTGGCCGAGAGCCTCCCGCGCCCGGAATACAAGTGGGCCTACCGCTACGCGATCCCGTCCGACTGCCTGCGCGTCTTCCGGGTGAACGATCAGGATTACGCCAACGGCGATGCGGCGTGGGAGGTCTCTGGCAACTTTGTCCTGTCAAACTCCGACTCCGGCGCTCCAAGTTGGGTCGCGGGCCGCACCTACGAAGTCGATAATGTCGTCACCAGCGCCGAGGCAGTCTACCGCTGCATGGTCACCGGCACGAACAAGCAACCCGGCGTCACCTCTGGATGGACGATCTCATGGGATGTGTGGCTCGGAAGCGCCATCACGCTGGAATATGTCAGGCGTGTCACGGATGTCACCCTCTTCGACTCCCTCTTCATCGACCTTCTCACGGCCAGTCTCGCCGCCAAGCTCGCGATCCCGCTCACCGGCGATGCCGCCAAGGCCGCGCTCCTCGCGAAGGAAACCGACATTGTCGGCAAAAACCCCGCCATGCGCCGGGACTCCACCGAGCGCAAGGGACGCATCAAGCCCGCTTGGATGTCCTCGAAACTCGTTTCCTCCCGCAACGGCGGAGATGGCATCGAGGCGCAGGCCAAAGCCAGCGGACCCGGAGGGGGCATCAGTTACCCCTCGCTTCTCGTCCAAGTCGGTAATGTCACGAACCTCCCGACCGGATCGACGCCCACCGTTTCCAATACCGGCACAGGCAACACAGCCGTCCTCAACTTCGGGCTTCCGCAGGGTCCGGCGGGCGCGAACGGAACGAACGGCGCGGCGGGTCCAGTCAACTCCCTCTCCATCGGCACGGTCACTACCGGCGCGACCCCCTCAGCCACCATCACCGGCGCGTCCCCCGCCCAGACCCTCAACCTCACCATCCCGCAGG